GGGGTATCAAATGATTCATGATATTAATACGACTCATATCATGATACCAAACAAGGCAACTTTGATTGATTTTCTTGAGACAGTTAACGAACCATTCAAGAGAACACTGAATATCAACATGTGTGGGTTTGCACTTGACGAGGAGTTTGTAGAACTCGCAAGACAATACAATGTGAAGTTTTTATCACACTATGGGTCTATCGATACGGCCATTCCACTTCTGGTAAACTTTGTAGATGAGAACAGTAAGATTATACCAGACTCTCTGGGTATCATTCCAGATGATTTCTACGATGTGGAATTCAATGATGGATATCTTGATGTCACCCACGAATGGTGGGGTGAGACCACACGAATGGAAGATGAGATGAAAGTCGTGGACGGTCAATACATACTCACAGACAAAAGACAATTAGATTTACCAACTGATATTGACCTGACACCATTTATGAGCGATACAAAAATCAGTATGGAACAACTCAGAGGGCATCTAAATGTTATTAGTAAACGGGTGTAGTTTTACCTATGGGGATGAGTTAGAGGGGTTTCATCCTTACGGAGATAGGGCAGGAGCGCATGACCCTCGTGACACACATCAACCTCACACATGGGCATATAAACTTGCCAAACATCTTGATATTCCGTATACCAATCTGGCATGTGGAGGTAACGGTCAGGACAAAATACTTCGTGACACGATGACCTATCTTTGTGATAATGAGAAACCCTCATATATGGTTTTGCTGTGGTCTGACCCTATTCGTAAGGAAGCATTCTTAGAGAAATATGATGACCAAGAAAATAATGTACAGGTAAAAACACATATCTCCATGACTCAATATCATGAGCAAAGGTATCACGACTTGATACAATCAATGACACCAAATGTTGCAAAAGAATTTTCAAGACACCTCATTTACAATAATAAAGGAACATTTGGTGTGGATAGAAAAACTGTCGATATGTATATGACAACATTCTGCACGGGTATGACACATCAGTTGTCGAAGATGCTGGCAATGCAAACTATGGCTGATGCTTTGGGAATCAAAATTTTACAGGGTGTATTCCACTCAAACGTCCATCGAGAACTTGATACATGCCTAAAAAGGATTGCACGGTCTGAGAATGTATCTGAACAAGTTAAAGACTGGCACAAATGGACACTAGACACAATGGGGAGACTTAGACGTGAATGTCGTATTGGAATATCAATCAATAAGACATTAGAGGAATTCAATGCAGGTAGGCATTTTAAACGTCACGGTCATCCAGACGAAATAGCAAACACATTATTTGCAGAAAGTTTATTTAATTTATTTGAAAAAAGCCCTTGACAATTCCTGATACTTGTTGTAATATAAAGTATAAGTTGAGTTAGAAAGGAACTAGAAATGATTACAGAAATTACTTTTCAAGAGAAACAGAACTTCGCAGACTACTGTGAGATGTTCTACGGCGAAGGTCAGATGTATGCTGACCGTGACTTTGCTACTCGTGAACAAATCATGGAAGCCACTAACATCTATCTGATGCGTGGTGATGATTTGTTCTTCAGCGATGGTGAACATCGTTGGGGCGGTGGTGACACCGTTGACCGTGAGATTGTCGCTGGCATTCTCATTGAAGAACTTGGTGTTGACCTCTACTAGAAAGGATTAGATTATGATACGTCAAAACAATGATACTGGATATGTTCTTAACCTAGATGGCCCCGAAGGCAATGCGTTTGTCCTTCTGGGTGCTGCATCTAATCTGTGTCGGGAACTTGATTACAATAAAGATGAAGTTATGGAAGACTTGCAAGCGGGTGACTACAACCACCTGTTGGTTACCTTCGAAGGATACTTCGGGCCGTTTGTTACTTTGGAAACAAATAATCCAGAATATTTGGCACTTTTTGCTTGACAAATCCTGTTTGATTTGTTATTATAAGATATAGTTAGAGAGAGGAAAAGAACTATGGCATATGTATCGCAAGAGATGAAAAAAGAGTTGGCGCCTGGCATCAAGGCAGTATTGAACAAGTATGGTGTAAAAGGTTCGATTGCAGTTCGTAATCACATGACCCTTGTTGTAAACATCAAGTCTGGTGACGTTGACTTTGCCCGTGGCAAAAACAATGCTGGGTTCAATCGTGGCATGACTGCCAGTGATGATGGTTTCTATGACCAAGTGAATACGAGTCACATCAGCAAGTTCTACAACGACACTGCTGCTGCGTTTCTGACTGAGTTAGTTGATGCAATGAAACAGCCTACGGTTCGTGGTGATTGGTATAACAATACCGATATCATGACCGACTACTTTGATATCGCATACTACATCGATATCAATGTAGGTCAGTGGGATAAGGGTTACATCTACAACGGCGAGGAGGCCATTGCGGCATGAAACCTTTTGACACCGAAGTCGCCCGAATAGGTGACTTCATTTTAACCCGTTCCGACTATCCTGACGGAGACGGATTTGACAAGAACTGGTTTGAAATCTTTCGGGTGGTAAATGATGACTATATAAGTATTCATACCATTCCAGGCTTCTCTTATAGTTCGTCTGGTGTGCGTGAATATTTTATGAATTATGTGCATAAATCGCACCATGAAGAGATTGAAAACCCTATATAATATAAGAGGATTCTAATGGAATTAGAAGTATTCGAAATTCTGGAACAGTTTGCACAACAAACTACCAGAGCCGATAAAATTAAATTGCTTAAAGCAAACAATATCCCTGCCATTCGAGATGTCTGTCGCGGCGCGTATGACAAGACTCTGGAATTCAATTTACCCGAAGGCAAACCACCCTACAGTCCAAACAAACCAGAGAGTGTTCCCTCAACCCTGCGTAAGGAACATCGCAACTTTGGTTACTTTGTAAAGGGTTTGCCTCAAGCAGAGAAAATTACAAACATGAGACGTGAGACAATGTTCATTCAGATGTTGGAAAGTATCCACGCTGAAGACGCAATCATCGTTCTCAATATGGTCGCTAAGAAAGCACCAGTAAAAGGTTTGACTAAGAAGATAGTAGAGGAGGCGTTTCCTAACCTATTATCCTAACTTTCGTTATGTTTCTTTCAACTCTAACAATAACAAGGAGCAATTATGCCAAGAACGCAAATAGAGAGATTGAAGAACGACAGTCGAGAACTTGATAACTATATACATCGTCTCAAGAAAAAGGGACGCGACAACCTCGCTCATAAGTTATCAAAGAAACAAAGTTTTCTCAATCAGACTATTGCTGAATACGAAAGTTCAATTCTAGCATAAAGGTAGGTGGTCAAGTATCTCGTTGGGGGTGCTGGTCACCCTCAACGTTACTTGGAGATAACATGCCGACATATACAGTAATGCATAAGGAAACATCAGAAGAGAAAGATATCTTCTGTTCCTATGATGAATTAAAAGAGTTTCTGGATAATAATCCAGATTGGAGTAAGGTGATTACAGCTCCCAACCTTGTTACACATACGGGTAACGTAATTAATCAGACATCAGGTGATTGGAAAGACCTGATGAAGAATATCAAAAAGGGTTCGGGTAAAGGGAATACTATCAAGACATGACAATGAAACGTCTCAAGATAGACCACCTGTTAACCTACGAAGCAATCACACAAAATCAAAAGATAGCATACGACTCGTGGGATGACAGAGACCATTTGGTTCTCTGTGGTTCGGCAGGAACGGGTAAGACCTTTATCGGAATGTATCTCGCACTCGCGGATGTTCTCGACAAGTCGTATGAACAAGACAAACTTGTTATCGTAAGGAGTGTTGTTCCGACACGAGAGATGGGGTATCTGCCTGGCTCAATCGAAGAGAAGGTTGACGCATATACCGCACCGTATCGTGCAATCGCTACAGAACTATTCAACGAGAAACTCGCATATGATATGCTTGAGACACAGGGTGCAATCTCGTTTATGTCCACCTCATTCATTCGAGGACAGACAATCGATGACGCAATCATTCTGGTTGATGAGATGCAGAACCTTACATATCACGAACTGGATAGTATTATCACCCGTGTAGGACGCAACACACGCATTATCTTCAGTGGTGACTACTATCAATCAGACCTAAATAAAGAGACTGACAAGAACGGTATTCTGGACTTCATGAACATCATGGAAGTCATGAATAACTTTACAACGGTAGAATTCGGATGGGCAGATATTGTAAGGTCAGACTTTGTAAGAGACTATATCATGACCAAAGAAATGGTCGAAAGAGGAAAACTAAATTGAGACTATCAAAGAATTTCACCCTGAGTGAATTTACCAAGTCCCAGACTGCTCTGCGACAAGGTATCGACAATACACCAAATGAAGAACACTTGGATGCCGCAAAAGAACTATTCATCAATGTGGTTCAACCTGTTCGCGACAACTTCGGTGTCACCGTAATCAACTCTGGATATCGGGGGCCTGCACTGAATGAAGCAGTGGGTGGTTCGTCACGGTCACAACATTGTAAGGGTGAGGCAGTAGATATCGAATGCCCAAACACATCCAACTACGAAGTTGCAAAATGGATTGAAGACAATCTGGACTTTGACCAACTCATCCTTGAATTCTATACGCCAGGCATTCCCGACAGTGGTTGGGTGCATGTCTCGTATAAAGTTGAAGGTAATCGCAAATCTGTTCTAACTGCTATGAAGGAAGATGGTAAGACAGTCTATAAGACTGGACTTATCGAATGATTAAGTGGGTCATAATCATTGCATTCACTATGGGTGGTGAAGAGTTCTGGATTGAAAGTCATCACGCACCTATAGGTCAATTTGCATATTATGATACTCAAGATGAGTGTCTTGACACTCTGGATGTGATGGAAAAAGAAATCCTTGATGATTTCATGGAAGCATTTGATTTCATCGTAGAATTTGATGACCCCACATGCGAACAAAAGAATATCATCTCAAAGAGATTCCCTGAGAAGCCTGGCATGGAGCCAATGGTAGAACAACCGGCCGAGCAAGCAATATGAAAAATATCATCTATCAATATATGATAATTGATAAGGATACAAACAAACGGGGCAGAGTTCCCCAATATCCACAAGGCACTCGTGCAGAATTATACCAAAGAACCGCAGACCTCTCAGCAAGGTCATTCAGGATTTATGCCGACAAGATTGGTGCAACTCACCACTACTCAAAACAAAAGGTTGAGACCAAAGGTAAGTCTGGGCCTACCGTTCCCCTCTTTGAAGTCTTGAGATTGGTATATGACCCTCTCTATGATGATTACGACAAATTGTTATTTGTTGATACAGACATCATCTGTAATACCGAAGAAAATATCTTTGATGTGGAAGACTGTGATGTATATGGTATATTCGAATCTGATATTCAGACAAGTAATAACGGTGGGTATAACACTTGGGACTTTAGTGATAAGACATACAAAGAAGTTGTTGCAAGGTATAATAGAACGGGTGTCCCTGTCATTGAAAACACATGGGGTAAACGACCATCAAAGATAACCTGTTTCAATACTGGTGTCATGGTTTGGTCAAGAGAAGCACGACTGAAGGCCCGTGAGTGTTTTGATGACTGGTATGAGTACATGATGGCCGGTGAAGGTAAAGATGCCTTCTGGGTAAACAATGACCAGTTTTTCATCTCTGGTCAGTTGACCAAACATGGGTTTGACATCAAGGGTATCGACCAGACTTGGAATGATACACCAACCCATTGGGACGATGACCGTGGGTATGATATGAACTTTCTACACTACACGGGCGGGGGCAACAAGGTTGTCATGCTTGAAGACTACGAAAATAATCGCTTCAAATACCTAAAAAAGACTTGACAAACTCTGTTCTCTGTTGTATATTAGTAATATAAGAAATGGAGAATGAGTATGAAAAAGTATCACAAAGTAGTTTTAACCGACATTGACGGTGTTGTCCTCAACTGGGGATATGCCTTTGACGTATGGATGCAAGAGAAGGGTTACACAGTAAAGAACTCTGATGCATATGATGTAGGTGAAATCTACGGTATTGAACGTTCTGAGTCAAAGAAGATGGTTCGGTTGTTCAACGAAAGCGCTGCGATTGGTTTTCTGCCGCCTCTCCGTGATGCAATGCACTACATCAAGAAACTCCATGAAGAACATGGGTATGTCTTTCACGCAATCACAAGTTTGAGTAAAGACCCTAACGCACAGAAACTTCGGACACAGAACCTACAGAAGTTGTTTGGTGAGACTGTCTTTGAGAAGTTCATCTACCTTGACACTGGGGCTGACAAAGATGTCGAACTGGGTGAGTATGAAGGTAAGGACTATGTGTGGATTGAGGACAAAGTTGAGAATGCCAAGTGTGGTGCAACCTTTGGTCTCGATAGTATTCTGATGGAACACGGATTCAACATGGACAACGAAGAGTTTCCTCTGATGAAGAACTGGAAAGAAATCTACGAATATTTAACCTGATATATACTTACATGAGATATGTAGGATTTTCAGAACATTATCACGATGCGGCCCTTGCAATCATTGACAAGGATGGTAAGGTTGTATTCGCATCTCAATCAGAACGATATAGTGGTCAAAAGAATGATGCGTTGATACCGCCCGAGATGTGGACATTTGTGAATTCAGATGACCATGTTACCTTCTATGAGGACATGAATCTCCGTCAAACTAAGATGGGTGGTGGTAGAACTTTTGGTGATAAACAAAAGGCATTCGACCTTGACTGTGAGTGGGATTTGCTCATCAATGATAGTCTCATCTATGATGATTTCAATACGCATCATGAGAGTCATTGTGCAGGAGCATTTTTTACCAGACCGTGGGAGTCCCAAGAAGATACTGTCATGGTTTCGGTAGATGGGTCAGGAGAACTTGAATCTCTGACAATTCATGACCACAACTTCAACAAACTTAAAACTATTATGTGGCCACAATCTCTTGGGCAAATCTATGGAATGGTAACCAAGTCGATAGGGTATAAAAGTCTGAGAGACGAGTATATCGTCATGGGTCTTGCACCATACGGTGAAGTAGATGATATATTGTATGAAAAGCTGTCAGAAGCATATCATTGTTATGAAACACCTGAAGTAATATCTATCAGGGAAAATATTGATGCGAGAAACGAACCTCTCGCTGAAAGTGAATTGTCTGACATATGCACGGAACTTGAAAAGGGAATATGGAGACGAATCAATCGCGAAGGCCTGTCGCAAGAGAATGCGGCCGCGACAGTTCAAAAGTTCTTTGAAGATGAAGTTCTTGAGGTTATGCGTGAGGCAAGACAGTATGGTAGCAAACTGGTCTACAGTGGTGGTTGCGCTCAGAACGTAACTGCCAATACCAAGATACGCGAACTATTCGATGAGATGCATGTCACTATCGCCCCAAGTGATGCGGGTAATGCGTTGGGTTGTGCGGCATACACATGGCATAAGAAAACAGGTGGAACACATCTAGACTGGTCTCCATATCTGGGACATAACATTGACCGCGACATCAATCCTAAAGAGGTTGCAAGGTATCTCACTGAGAACAAGGTGTGTGGTGTTGCAAATGGTCGAGCAGAGTATGGGCCCCGTGCATTGGGTAATCGGTCTCTGATTGCAGATGTTCGGTATGATTTGCAGGATACAGTCAATGGCATCAAACGCAGACATAAGTTTAGACCCTTTGCACCCGCCATTCTATCAGAGTATGCGGATGAATACTTCGACGGCCCGATGAATGAATACATGCAGTTTACCGCAAAGGCAAAACACGACTATGATTCTGTCACGCATGTGGACGGAACTGCGCGGGTGCAACTTGTTAAACCCGATTGTAAATCTGTGATTAGACAGATATTAGAAGAGTATTATGAACTTACAGGAGTTCCAATGATACTAAATACTTCATTGAACATACGGAATAAACCGATGGTCAATACTATTGAAGACGCTATAGAATGGGAAAATAAATATAACGTAAGAGTATTCTAATGGCTAAAAAGAACAAACAATTACAAGAACAATCAATTTATGACAAATATGATTTAGATGGAGATGGTGTAGTGACTGATGAAGAACTCGCGAGAGCGGAAGAGATGCGTAGATTTGAGAATGAAGATGAGAAGGCAGATGCACAACGCAAGATGGCGTGGTTCGCCCTCTTGGGTATGTTGTTGTATCCTGCGGGTATCTTCATGACCAGTCTATTTGGTTTAGATAAAGCAGCCGTGATTATCGGTGAGATTGCTTCGGTCTACTTTGTATCTGTTGCTGCTATCGTTGCGGCATTCTTTGGGGCATCTGCACTCACTAAGAAGTAATGGAAAAAGTTAGATGGCGAGGCACATGGGGTATTGGTGACTCCATGCAAGCACTTAACGCTTGCCATAATTATGCCCACACGAATGGTTTCACAGTAAACCTAGAAATGCATTGGTCTCATGGTGAGAATTATTTTGAACACCCGAAAGACCCAGAAACAATTGTGGAACGCACTAATTGGATACACACTCAGTATCATAACAAGGAACTGGTGAACCTAACTCATGTATTCAATTCTGACCTATTTCCTTCTGGTAATGTAAACCCAGACAAACAGAAAGCACGATTCTATTTTGACTCCAATGCGTATGACCCAAATGGTGGGCCGCCGAATGACTGGATATTCAAAGCACAATCATTCACAGAAAAAAAGAGAAAGATTGTCATCTGGACACCAACTTATAATTCAAAACCACCAAGAAAATGGAAAAGGTTCTTGACAAATGACGATTGGTGTGGTATAATTAAGTTACTTTCTTGGGAGGGTTGGAATACTGTAGAATTAACCTACAGGACTCCTATAAAAGATGCATTCAAACAAATATCAGAAGCAGACTTTATTGTATGTTATGATGGTATGTGGCATCTAATTGCAAGGAACTTCGCCAAACCAATGTTGATTCCCTCTTGGGAAGGAGTTACCGCATATAATACACCACAGGCTGTAAAACTAAGAAATAGAGAAAGTTTTTTAGAATTTATTGGTGACGGTAATGAACATTTTACAAGAGGTCTTACTCATATGAAACGTAAGGCACGAGGTTATGAAAAAATTATAAAGAAGTTTTATGAAGATTGATAGAGCAGTAATAGAAGTATATGGTGGGTGTAACTACTCGTGTAGTATGTGTCCCCAAGATATGCGAACAGGTGGACGTGACATGCGATTCAAGGGTAAGATGACTCTTGAAGAGTTTGAACAGAACGTTGCTGATTGCGCTCAACATGGTCTACGGGTCGTAAACCTTGATGGTAGTGGTGAAGCAACCGCAGTCAACAACCTACCCGACTATATCAGAATTGTCAAGAAGTATAACGCACAGGCTGTTATCTTCTCTAATGGGTTCAAGATGCATGGTCAATACATGAAGGATTGTGTTGATGCGGGACTTGACTTCTATCGATTCTCGTTTATAGGTTCGAATTCTGATAAATACAACGAGTGGATGTATAACAAAGTCGGTGGCACATACGAACAGATTATTCAGAACATCCGCGAGATGAAGGCGTATGTAGATGAGACCGACTCAAAGTGTGTAGTTGCGACATATCATCTGATAACTGACAATGACAATCTACAGAATGAACTAGACGAATATAAAGCACTGGTCGAAGACCTTGGCGTAAAAACAGAGATTTGGAAACTACACAACTGGAGTGGTGTGTATGACCCGTCTTATAAACGCGAAGGTGAGGTAAAGACCTGTGGGCGACCTTTTAGTCCAGACGTTGTTATTCGTGTTGGTGGCCTTGATGGTAAAAGAGGTGCTGTCGCTCCTTGTTGCCAAGTCTTGGGTAGAGACGAGGAAGCAGTTCTCGGTCACACATCTGAAAATACAATTGAAGAAATCTGGTTCGGTGATGCGTATAGTCAACTCCGTGATGACCATACTACTGGAAATTATCCTGATTACTGCCGTGGGTGCGACTTTCTTCTTGATGACCCCGAAGTTCTAGTTTACTCAAATCACAATCGCGACCTCCACCATATGTATGGGACGGAGTTTGACCTCAATGACTTCCGTTCATAAAGTAGCACATATTATTAGTGGTATCCCACCATCTTATATGCCGATAGAAGATGTAAATTTTTATGTCAATAGGCAACTAAAATTAATTCAGGCTGATGTCGTTTTCTTTCAAACGTGGCATGGTTACAAGAATAGACTAAATGGGTTTGAATATGAAGACAATCTAACTTGTATAAATGAACCCAGAGTTGATTATGAACCATACTCCCTTATAGAAGGGTTTCAAAAACTTCCATGGCTCAGATTTCATTATCAAAATAACAGAGTGTTACAAATATTAGGGTTTGCTATGATGATTGAAAAGATGAAAGGATTGGGGTATACTCATTATATCAGAACGAGATATGATACATGGGTCTCAAGAAGATTTAACAAAAACGACCAACAATATTTTCATAAACGTGCTGGTGTAATTGGGTTTGAATCTCAGGCATCAAGTTATCATAAACACCTATCAAAAGATGAGTCCCTTGTAGCAGAACGGAAACAATATTTACAAGACTTAAAGATGGGGAAGTCGATATATAATCATAGATGGAGTTCTGTTCCAGATGTCTTGGGCGACTTTATGATTTTCATGGAAGCAAATCGATTTGACTCATCTAAGATAATCAAGATGTTCAGACAAAAAGAACTTAAACCAGCAGAGTGGGGTTGGTATCAATCAGTCGGTGGCCAGGGAGATACCAATACCGTCACCATTCCTAGTTTTGTTGCATTATACAGGCACGTTCACAAATATGAAAAACCTATGGATGATACAGATACCTAATAACGAGGTATCACAATATTATGTAAATAAAGTATTGCCATCGTGGAG